GTTCAAGGTTGTGCCTACTGAGCAGCAGCAGCTCATCATCTTTGCTCTTGGTTTCATGACGGCCAGTGCCCAGCAGGTGCTGTCCTACTACTTCGGGTCGTCTAAATCCTCGCAGGACAAAACCGTGGCATTGGCGAAAGGGTCCAAATGATTACCGCTGAGCAACTCAAAGAACTTCAGATTGCTGAGGATTGGCTGGAGCCTTTGAATGAGGCTTTCCAACGCTATGAAATCAACACCCCTTTGAGGATGGCTGCTTTCATTGGTCAATGTTCGCACGAGTCAGGCAACTTCAAGACACTGCAAGAGAACCTGAACTACAGCGCCGAGGGTCTGTGCCGTGTGTGGCCTTCACGCTTTCCAACGCTGGAAGCGGCTCAACCGTACCACCGCAATCCTGACAAGATTGCCGACAAGGTTTATGGTGGCCGTATGGGTAACGGTACTGAAGAAACAGGTGAAGGTAGCCTGTACAAGGGCCGAGGTCTTATTCAGTTGACAGGCAAGGATAACTACACGCTCTGTGGCGATGCTCTTGGCATGGACTTTATTCACTCGCCTGACTTGATCTTGGTTCCAGTGTATGCGGCATTGAGTGCGGCATGGTACTGGAACAAGCGTAGCCTGAACAAAGAGGCCGATGCAAAAGACTACACCGCCATGACCAAGAAGATCAATGGCGGCGTAATTGGCTTAGAAGATCGTATCAAGCATATCAAGCATGCTTTGGAAGTTCTAGGTGGCTAATCGGTGTGTAGTGACAAGACTCTGATGCGCTTGTTTCTACGCTGACAACCGGAGTGCGCGGTCCCAATACCTGTTCAGGGTGTTGGAGCCATCGCTTGCAATTGCGGCAATAGTTATCCACAACTTCTGGATCACACCGACAGACATCAAACAGTAGGTGGCGCATCTTTGTATTCCAATTCAAGCAGCAATTCTAGGTAGTGGATTGCCTTCTTGATGTCAGCAGCCCCGTTTTTTTCCTTGTACCTGGTCACATACTTCACTACATTTCCGGCACAAAAGCCCAGATCGTTTGCATGGATATAAACAATAGGCTGGATGCCTTTGTCCTTATAGTGATTGCCAGAGACTTGTTTCTCAAGTGCAGACACGTAAACAGGATCAAAGAAGCAGCCTATTGATTCACAGATATGAGGCTGTGGACAAGAATCACAGGACATCACGACTCCTTTTGAAAGATGCCATTGGGCAGCAATGTACCCTTGCGGTCTTTAATCTGTTCATAAGCGTGGTTAAAACAGCTTACAAGGTCCAAATCAGCAGTGGCGCAACCCATGACAAGGGTAACCAGAATATCGCCGTATGCGTCAATCATGGCCTCTCGGTCATTTGCTTGAATCGCATCAAACAACTCTTGCACTTCTTCTTGTGTTTTTTGCGCTTGTGCTTTGGGGTTGCTGTTTTGGACAATGCCACGGGCTTCCCCCCATTGCAAAACGCGCATTTCAATTTGTGCGTAACTCATGATCAATCCTTTTTGATCAACCAAACACGCAGACCGGCCTCTTCCTTGCGGGTGGAAATGATCTTATTTGGATAGTTTTTCTTCATGCCATTGATTTGAGCACGGATGTAACTGATCTTTTTGACATCAGTAACAGGAATAAGAAATGAATCACCCGATTCCATTTGATTAAATGGGTACGATTGTTTTGCTGCCAGGGGGATGTTTTTTTCAATTTTGAACATGGTTTTCTTTCTTTAAATAGGTGGGGCCTACTCGCTGCACTGGTATCCGTCTGGGGTTAGCCTATTCTTCGCAGCATCCGCTTTCAGCCCCGTTAATCAGTATTGCCAAGTCACCGCTTTGACTGCCCACATCTGCGCTGTTTGCGCTTCTGTAATTGCAATGCTCAACATGCGCTTAACTTCTGCGTTATCAGTAGCAAGGCGTATGGCATGCAAGTTGTCAACAATAATTGCAAAATCTTTTTTGATTTCATTGACTACTGCATGACCACTAGGATTGAAACTTACGCCACAAGCTTTTTGGCCAAATGTTAATTCACTCATTTCATTTCCTTGGTTAAATTTTTGCTTTCATGCCTTTTATTACTGGACTGTTTTCACCTGTTCGTGATTTGCAATACTCAATAAATTTAGGCATATTCAAATTCTCTTTTTGAGTTCCCCAACGAAGGTTTTCAGACCTATTGTTGAGGGCGTTTTCGTCTATGTGAATAACAACCGCACGTTCAAATGGAGCAGGGCCATGAAAAGCTTCACAGGCAAGACGATGAATTTTCATGTTGCCAAACTTTCTGTTGTATAGCCCCATGTATTCATGTCTTGCTGTTTTTGATGCTCTGGTTTTTGTTCCATAAGTTGGTTTGGGGTGGTAATTTCGAGTGCCGCCGTTTGGAAGCCTTGCAGATCCATCCGGCAGTTTTACTCGACCAAATGAGCTAGCCATTAAGCCTGGCTTGCTCGGTACTGGCTTCCAATGTTCTATCATTTAGACATGATAGCACATCAAGCCTAAAATGGGACATCGTCAGAAAAATCATCGTTCTTTGGCTTACGGGTAGGCTCAGAGCTTTGACGGGGGGTCTCTTGTTTTTCACGGACAGATAGACTCAAGAAGGTCTTGCCTGTCTTTTCGGACTTCTTCTTCCAGCCTGACAGCCAGTACTCTTTACCCCCTACGTTGATGGAGCCGTTGTAGTCGGGGTGCTTTTCTGTTTCCTTCTTGTCATTGGTGAACAATGAACCCTTATCAGTGTTGTCGTAAGCCATTTATTACCTTTCAAAGTTTGGCTTTAGGAAGCGTCACGGGCTTTTTTCAAAGCGCTACGGACAGTGGAAGACATTTGATTGGACAACCAGATACGTTGGTCATCTTCAAGTGCCTGTTCGTTAATCATTGCAAGTGCCGATTTGGCATTGCCTTGGTTAACTAACTCAGTTGCTGCGACTGCTAGGTCACGCAGAAAGTCTTTGATGTCATCAGGAAGGTTGTCGCCGATTCCTTGACTTGCACCAATGACAGTACCTTTTTTGCCAGCAGGAACATTCTGTTCATTGATGGGCTGATCCAAAGCATCGTGCTCAACGATTTCAAGCGCTGCAACCCACAAATACCGGCGCAGGTATGTTTGTACCGCCCCAAGGTTTTGAACCTCATGACAGCCTTTTAAAGCCGCTGTAGACATGGGTGAAGAAATGGTGATCACCTCTTCTGGCTTTTCCACGTTGATGATCCGCATATCAGCATATTCTTTGGTGAAGCTGATAACACTTGTCAGGCCGACTTCATCAAAGATTGACAATGCAGGAATGATGAAATCGCCAAGTTCAAAGTATTTGTAGTTAGCAAACTTGTTGTGGCCTGATTTTTTGAGTTCAGTGCTGTGGAACTTGTGCCGAGCAGCATTGAGTTTTTGATAGACGTTCATTTTTTTGCTCCAAAGCTTAGATCGTATTCATCTTGAATAATGTCTTTTTGAGTATCGTCATCAAGATCCGCAAAATCGATGAAGTGGTTTTCACCACAGCATGAGCGCTTGTCGCCTTGTGGCTCCATGCAGTAAGGGCAGTACTGAACACCCTTGAGGTCTTCTTTTGCTTGTTCCAAAAAGTCTTTCATATGTTCCTCTTGACGTTGGACTGTTTCGTAGAATTCTTGCTGGCTCATTTCTTTTCCAATACAAAGATTCGTGCTGTTGTCTTTGTGTAGTACATCGTGCTTTTTACTTTCCAAGGTTTGTCGTGCCTACGGACATAACACCTGAGTGCCTGTGCAACCTTATCGCAATCTGCGGATTTGCAAGAGAGGGATTTCCCTATGTCTAAATCTTTAAAGATTACATCGTATTTGCAGTTGTGATTGACACGCCTTTTGGGCTTGTCGTTGGTAACACGCAATGTGCTGACATCTACTTCTTTGATTGGTTTGACTGGCATAAACGGGTTCTTGCCAGCAAATTTGGTTTGGATTACGTTGTTCATTTTTTTGTCACCGGAATTGCAAGAAGCCATTTGTCACCAAGGAATCGGATCGATTGGACCCACTGTTGACAGTTGTGTCGTTGCACGTTGCGTGGGACACCATCAATACAGAACAGTCGGCGGACTGTCTTCAATGCTTGAACATTCATTTAAATCTCCTTTTTGTTAAGCAGGTGTGTAATGTATCAATCTTTTTGCGATTGTGGCATAGGGGTTTTCCCTGTGTTGTGGATTGTGTTTTTAGGTTAGGCTCACGCTATGAGACACCAAACACATGAGATCGGACTGGCTTATGAACTGATTGTTCAGGCCACTGACTATCTGGAGCCTTTGCTGGATTCAGAAGACCTAGAAGCTGGTATTGTTGCCGCATTGGCATCAGCACTAGAGATCGCAAGCAAACGTCAACTGAAGGAGCTACATGAAATCTACCAAACCAAGTCCATTTGATTGGCAAGCAAAGCCAGCTACGTTGTTCACACCAACGGAGAAGTCAAGCATGAGGGCATTTGCAGTGGCAAAGACCCTCGAGCGCAAGCAGATGAAAACCTATTCAAGAGCAGGTGCAAAATGACTGACAAAGAACTATTGGAACTGGCTGCAAAGGCGGTTGGATATACATTGAAATATGGCGATGTGTATTCTCTTGGAGATGGTGAAGTTGATTGCACTGATTTGGCTTATGTTGTTTCTGGTCATCCAGACGAAGCAGATTGGCTTTGGTGTCCGCTAGAAGACGATGGCGATGCGCTACGACTGGCGGTGAGGTTGAAATTATTGGTTGACGTATGCAAAGACCAAACTGAAGCCGGGAATTCAGACTGTCCTTATCAGTGTGAATTACATCTTGAAGACCCCTACGCAGCCACCCGCCGAGCCATTACCCGTGCAGCAGCAGAAATAGGAAAGGAAATGAAATGATTTTTAACGCAGCAGAAGAGTTCCCCAAAGCTGGTTTGACACCAGACGAAAACGGTGAGTACAAGATGGGCTTGTCAGAGATGGCAAGGTTCAGTGCTTACCAGGAACAAAAACAACAGGCTCGTGAGTTCGATCGATGGATGACAGACGATGAGTAAAGGTTCAGCGCCCCGTCCTCTTCCTGATCCACAGAAGTTTCGTGACAACTGGGACCAGATCTTTGGCAAAAAGAAGCCTGAAGAACCGAAGAAGTGATATAGTTTTGTGAAACCCAGCTACCGAGGAAGTCATGAGCCTCGGGAAAAGTGAACTCCCCACCTGCTGTGCGTTTCTTTCTGGGAGATTTGCGGAGTTGCTTAAATGCACTATTACCAATTTAACATTGGCGATTACAAAAGCCATACAGAACATCTTTCCGAGATGGAAGATCTTACTTATCGACGTTTGCTTGATTGGTATTATCTTCACGAGACACCAATACCACTTGATCTAAATGAGGTGGCAAGACAAATAAGGATGCGTTCGCATACCGAATGCATTGCGACCGTATTAGAAGAATACTTTGAAAGTTCACCAAATGGGTGGATTCATCATCGTGCAAATGCTGAGTTAGCCAAAGCTGGTGACAAGTCTCAAAAAGCTAAAGCGAGTGCGAAAGCTAGATGGAACAAGTCAAGTGATGCGAACGCATTGCCAACGCAATCCGAAAGCAATGCTACACATAACACAAGACACAAGACACAAAACACAGAAAGCAAGCTTGCTGCTGTCCAGCAAGTGATTGACCTGTACAACGAGATCCTTCCTGAATTGCCATCAGTTCGATTGATGACAGACAAGCGCAAGAAATCTATTGGTTCTTTTTTGACATGGGTTCTGGCAAGCAAGAAGTCTGATGGAACGCCAAGAGCTACCAATGTTGAAGAAGCCTTGGTTTGGACAAAAGCTTATTTTGATCGTGCAAGGGATAACGATTTTTTGATGGCAAGAGATGGAACCCGTAGTGGTTCACATGCCAACTGGAGATGTGATCTTGATTTTTTGTTGTCAGAAAAAGGTCGCATTCATGTCATTGAGAAAACAGGATAAGCCATGCACATTGATAAACTAAAAAATTCACAGACCGAAATGGCTGTGTTGTCCATCTTGATGAACTTCAATGATGCCTTTGACAATGTTTCTGATCGACTCAAACCAGTTCATTTTGCTGAACAACAATTCAGAACTATTTTTGTTGAAATACAAAAACAGATTGCATCAGGTAAGGGTTGTGATGTCATCTCTCTTTCTGGAAAACTCAAAGATACAGTTTCATTATCTGAATTGAATGACATCAGCCATTTTCAAGAAGTTGGTCCAAGATCTCTCAGCCGATACGTTCAGATTTTGATTGACAGCTTCAAAGCTCGTCAGCTTCACAGCATGGCAACGACCATGACTGAATTGGCTTTCAATGAAGGACCAATTCAAGATCGTTTGGATAAAGCCCAATCAGAAGTATCCAAGTTGCAAGACAATGAAGATGCAGACGAATGGGTTGATGCCTATACCGCAGCTATGGAGCATACACAGCTTCTTGAAAAACGTCATGCAGGTGAGGATGTTGGTCTTGAGACTGGCTTAGAAGGGCTTGATGAAGTCTTGCATGGAGGCATGCACCGGGGGAATTTGGTTGTTCTTGGTGCTCGTCCAGCAATGGGAAAGACTGCTCTTGCAATGACTCTTGGTCTGCATATGGCTGAGAAATACAGTGTTGGATTTCTGAGCATGGAAATGCCTCACAACGATGTTCGTGACAGACAAGCAGCCATCTTATCAAAGACCTCGATTTCATCCATTAAACGGCCTTCTATGGGCTTGCAATACGACAAGATCGTTGATGGATTAGAGAAGTCCAGGCTTTTGAAATTTTTTGTGTCTGACAAGTCTGGATTAAACATCCTAAATGTTCGTAGCAAAGCTAGATCTTTGAAACGAAAACATGGCCTTGATGTGTTGATTGTTGATTACATAGGCTTGATGTCCGGAGTCAACCCAAGCCAGCTCAGAGCTTATCAAATTGAAGAGATCAGCCGAGGGCTGAAAGGTTTGGCAAAGGAGCTAGACATTGTTGTTATCTGTTTGGCACAAGTCAACCGACAAGCAGCTCAGTCATCGGCGCAGATACCTGGGTTACAGGATTTGCGTGATTCTGGAGCCATTGAACAAGATGCTGATGTCGTCGGATTCATTCATCGCCCTATTGCTGCTGATCCTGGACTTGGACCGTTATTTCAAAACTATGCCTTGTTGCGTGTAGCCAAGAACAGGCAAGGAAAGACAGGAGACATCCATATGACTTATCACGGCGAATACACCTACTTTGATGCTTGGCATGGAGAGCCGCCAGTGATGAACAAAATCAGCGCAAAGAAGGAATACTTATGAAAACGGCATCATATTGGAACAACATCAGGAATTTTTACAAAAGCGTAAACCCTCAAATCATGGCAGAAAAAGCCAATATTTACGCTGTTGATCCTTATGGTGTTGATGTGGAGATGACGCCGATTGAAAGAATGATGTGGTCAGACATCCGATCATTGGGCGCAGTCTTTTATCCTCAGTATCCTCTTTCCGGTGTATTTGTAGATTTTGCGAATCCTGTTGCAAAAGTTGCAATTGAATGCGATGGGAAAAGTTTTCATAACCCTATTAAAGACAAATTTAGAGATGAAAAACTTGTTGGTCTTGGTTGGACTATCTATCGAATATCAGGTTCAGATTGCGTCAAAGATGGTGTTTTCATTGACGATGATAAATATGAGCTTTCGCCTGGTGAAGTTTTGATAAAACATATCAAAAAAACACATGGAGTCTAAGGGTAAACACTGATGTACGAGTACAGAAAAAAAACATCAAATACCGGTGACCGAGTTCAAATCGAACAGGGTGAAGCAAGAGTGATATTCCGTTCATGGCAAACAA